AAAACCGCCATTTCTGGCGGTTTGAAAAAGTGCCTCCAGCGGGACTGACATGACCATCGAATACCTGAGCGTCACCGACGTGGCCAAGCGCCTCGGCATCAGCACCGCCGCAGTCAGCGCATACAAGCTCCCACAACCGGACGCCCTAATCGGACGCACGCGCGGCTGGCTGCCAGAGACCATCGACCAGTGGAACGCCAACCGTCCGGGCCGAGGCGTCGGCGGCGGCAGGCCACGCAAACACGCCGAATAACAAGAAAACGCCCCTCCCCCAGCATCATGCTGAGAGAGGGGCGACGTTTAACCGAGTTTTTCGATGATCTGTTTTTCCTTGTCGTTGAGAGGCCATACAGTCACATCCTCCGCGGCCTTCAATTCCGCGGCCTTCAGTTCCGCGGCCTTCAGTTCCGCGGCCTTCAGTTCCGCGGCCTTCAGTTCCGCGGCCTTCAGTTCCGCGGCCTTAGCTTCGCTCAGGAGATAGCCGCCGCCGTAGATGGCCTTCTTCACGGCCTTCTGCGAGTCGAGAGCCCTCGTGAACGCAACGTCTGAAGCCTTGACGCGGAACTCGACCTGCTTGCTAATCTTCCCGAGCCTGCTCACGGTAAGCAGTTCACGCGGATACGAGTATTTCGGCGGATGCCTGCGTTGCTCTTTCCTGACGCGCTTCACGGTCTCGTCGATCGCGTTGGCCAAGTCCGGCGCGGTGCGGATCAGGTCATCACCGAAACTCGTCACGAAGCTGGTGTTGACCTGCGCGCCGTTAGCATATTCGATGATCGAATTCGTGACGATCATGTGCGCCCCATTGCGCGGCGTGCTGGAGAAGATCGTGAGATACGGCGCGAACAGGAAGAACGGAATTTGCTCCGTCCGATAGAACGTGCAGATCTTCGACAGGATGCTGAACGGCGGATTATCCACAACCACCGCACCGCCCGAATAGTCGAACCGCTCGTAGTCCCCGCCCGGATAGAACGGGCGCACCACCTTATCAGGGTCTATACCGTATTCCCGGCAAGCCCAGTCTTTTATCACCCCATACACTGCGGGGGGGTGTAGCAGTCATCCGTGGTCTTCTTCGGCTTGAATTTCTCCACGAACGACCCATAATCGTCAATCGTCTGCTGTCTGATGCCCATTTTGAAAGTCCTAAAAGCAAAGCCCCTCCTCCAAAATGGAGAAGGGGCAGATTTAAAAACAGGGTGTAAAAAATTCCACGGACACTACAGTGCCGCAAATTTTTCCACACCTGATGTTGAGTTTCCGGCGCGAGTTTGATTTTCAAGCCCGAAAATTAATTGCGGCGGAGTGGATTGTAGGCCACGCCCAAGCCGGAAGCGATGAAGCCGGCCACGGTGCTGATGTATCCGCCGATCGCGGCGTCACCGAAGGTCATGAAACCCAAGCCGACGCATGAAGCGATGAGACCGGCAACGTAGACCACGGTGCGCACGCCCTTGGAAAAGACTGGCGTGTAAGCCGTCGGCGGCTGGTTGTCCTGGCCATCCTCACACTCGTTGGTCAGATTATTGACGGTGGTCTCCAAAGTGGACGGTGCTGCATGCTGAGCCAT